AAAGCAACATGATGATAGAGAAAAAAACTATATTGAAGTTATGTTGTCAAGTGGTGGTAGTTTAAGTTACGAAGATGTAATGAATATGCCAGTTCCTGCAATTCAGCTTTTTGTTGAAGTTATTAACAAAAGAGCAGAAGATCAGAAGGCATCATCCCGTAGGCGCTAGCCTACGATTGATTTATAATAATCTTCTGGCCAACTATCGTAATAAGATGTACTGTGTAAGTAAGCACGTTTTTCTTCAAGATCCCCACGCAATTGTATAAACACACAATCCTGGAAATTTTTAGCAAAGTGTCCACTATCTTTTGTACTAATAAAATATAATAATTCTGGATTTTCTTTATGCATGACTTCAAGCATATCTGGAATACTATCTACATCATTCCCTTCAATCCACGCAATACCTATTTCGTATTTGGTGTCATCAAACTCTCGAAATTTTTCTAAAGATAAATCTCTGGCATCAATAAATTGTATTTTGCCTTGTAACCTAGCCTTACGGGCAAATGGGCAAATAGGAAATCCGCTATCTCTTTTTGCTTCGATAACGTTAATAGTCCAGTCTATAAACTGTTCTTGGAATTGTTCAAATGTCATGGTATTTTTTTCACTCAGAAGGATCACCAAATGGTGATGTTATAGTTATTTATAAGTCCTTAATAATGCTCTTCGAGCATTAAAACTTCTTAAAGCTATCGCTTTACTCGTTTTGAATTGTTTACATTAATAGTATCGAATTTTTTTTATGGTTTAATAATAATGAATGGAATAAATTATTTTTAACTTTAACCTGAAGTTTAATCACACTATGCCTGGTTACGGCATAGCATGAAGAAACAAATAGACTTTAACCGTCATTATCACCCACATCACAGTAACAAACCTTAAAGGGGAGGCGGTTGAGCTGTACCTCTATTACATGTTGCTTTTTCAGCACGGGTATCGATATGTAGCCACTGTGACGACAGCATATCACCCATCAAGTTCCAAGTGTCAGGAGAGCTTGATCATTTTGTAAACTGTTTCCAGATTACCAACTATTGAGACAATACAAACGTTTCTTACACAAAGGGTAGACGTTTAAGCATCCTGCGACTAACAGGGTAGTGTATTGAATTAGGCCACCAGAATAGCCCTTGCTTACCGTCACACATCAGAACGGATTCAGCGACACAATTATAGCCGGCGTGTCAACCTTATGCTGGTTTATTTTTGAGAATTGTGTTGGAAAGATTCTTTTAGAGCTTTTGATCCGCCTACACGGACGTTTATAATGCCATTGTAATAGTCATCTGTTAGTAATACTTCTCTATCAAACTGTTCTTTTGCTTCTAAGTATGATAATTGGCCTCTGGTGGTACAATAATATAATATTTGTTTTGTGAATTTTTGTTCGCCTAAGTTTTTTATATCTTCTAGTAAGTGTTCCGATGAGCCCCAATAATCGCGCCAATCACTTTCAACAGTGGATCTGCGTTTACGTTTTTTGCCTTTTAGCGGTGGTTTTGTTTTTTTGAATTGCCCGAGCTTTTTGCCAATGTATTTTTTGCCATTAATAGTATTTGTGATTAGATAGACGAATCCTATACAACCTTCCGGAAGTTGCTGTACTTCTTTGCCTTCATAAGTCCATGGAGTCGTCATCTAATAGTTTATTGATTTTTATCGCAATGTCAACACTTAATTTTTTACCTGTGGTGTCAACTGGTGTTGGTACAAGCTGTCTCATACCTGGTGGGTCTCCTTGCCGGCGCTTGTATATTTTTTCGCCAACTCTTTCGTAAATATAATCTTGCTTATTATTAAGCGTCAACTATCTCCACCTCAGTATTATAAGTTGTAAATCCGTTTTCCTTTACAACCTGTAATACACTGTTTACCCGTCCAACAAGTTCGTCGCGATGCGAGATAAGCAGGATATTTTTATCACGCTCTCTCTCCATTTTTTTAAGTACACCTAACGCACTTTCAACTCCGATAGTATCCATGCCGCTATCAACAAGTTCGTCAATACAAACCAAGTTAATAGGATGATTCATACTTTCAAATACATCACGAAATGCCCAACTAAGTCCTAGTATAAGTCTGTTGCGCTCACCACGTGATAAGTTATCAAAGTCTAAGTCTTGTCCAAGTTGGACAATACTAACTGTTAAGTCACTTTGGAATTGCACTTCGTGTGGCAACCCAAGTTTAGTAATGTAATACTCTAAACGATTGTTAAGGAATTGTAGGTTCTGTTCAATAATCTTTTTGCGAATAAAACTATCTTTGTTTGTTAATAGTTTTAGCAAAAATTCCTGATGATCTTTTAACTCTGTAAGTCTGTTAACTTCTTCCCACTGTACTTCTTGTAGTCCAGTTTCTTTGAGTGTTTTAATTTGATCAACATATGGATTCTCTTCTACTTTTTTAGACTCTAAAGTAGTGTTGTTTGAATCTATTTTACTTTGATGCTCATATGCTTCTTTGATTGTATTATAATGCAAAGAAGGAGCCGCCCCAAGTCCCCCTAATTCGTTTAATGCTTCTCTATATTCATTTATCTGATCAGTGTCAGAAGTAATGTGTCTTACTGACTCTTCTACTAATTCTGTCTTTTGTGCTACAATCTTTTCGTGTTGATCATCATGTAGCTCTTGTCCACATGCATAACATTTGTGTTGTAGCGTAGTATCTAAGTCTTTTTGTGCTTTATCTAAACGCTTTTGTTCACGCTCGATGCCAGTAGTAAGTTTAGCAATCTCGCTGTTTAACACGTCTATTTGTGTACGCTTATTGTTAAATTCTTCAAACTCAGCATGTGCTTTAAGTTCTTTTTCAATGTCAACTGAATTTAAGTTTACATTTTCACGTTCTAGATATTCAATATCTGATTGTAGTTTTTCCTGCCAAGTACGCTCACGCCGCTCCAAGTCAGAAATACTTTTTTCAATACGTTGATTTGCTTCTTCAATACCTTTAATACGATATGTTTCTTCTTGAATACTATCTTTACTATACTTTACAAGCTCTTTTAAAATATCAGCTTTTTCACTAAGTTGTGTAATACCTAGTAATTGTTCAATCATTTCACGCTGATCATTTGCTCGCATGCTCAAGAAAGGTTCAGTATAAGTGTTCAGTGCCACAACATGCTTAAACATTGTGTGGCTCATCCCTAATACTTTTTCGATAGCATGTTGGCTAAGTTTACCTTCTCCCTGCATTTCGTCAGTAATATCATCAGAACTGTCAATATTATTAACCATGTATTTGAAAACATTTGGTTTGCGTCCTCGCTCAATACGATACTCCATACCATCTTTTTCAAACTCAACAGTAACTAACATCTGTTTATTGTTAGTTTTATTGATTAGATTATCTTTTTTAATGTTATATAATGCATTACCAAACAATGCAAAGCTCAGTGCATTAACAATAGTAGTTTTACCTGTACCATTACGTGAACCATCGCCACCCAAATCAATATTGTTACCCAACACAAGTGTGAGCCCATGATTATCAAAGTGTACAGCCTGTGTTACATTGCCAAAACTCATAAAGTTTTTAACAGATATATTTTTTATTTTCAGCATATTAATTTAAACCATTATAGATGGAGATAAGAACTTCATTTTTGACAACCTCGCTGTCAATAGTAGTAAGTTGATTAAGTACAATTTGATCTACATTTTCTACTTCTATCTCTGCACCCTTACTCCAGTCTTGTGCGTGTTCTTCTTTTTTACTAGGCAACAAACTTATCTCTCTCAAATCATATTGCTTTAAGAAAGTTTCCTTGATAAAATTTGCCTCTTCGTAAGTAATACCTACATCAAGGGTAATCCTACAGTGTGTTTTATTCGACAATACTTCTTCAGGATTGTCAATCAATTTAGATAAATTTAGTGTTCTATACTTTGGAGCATCTGGCCAATTTACAAACTCAGGCTCTTGTCTCCATTTCAAAAATGTAATACCACGATCGTCATCCCATGCATCAGCATAGTTGTGTGGAAAACAATTTCCTGGATAAATGATATTTCCGCGAGTTTGTCTTTTATGAAAGTGTCCACTAAAAACTTTTTCAGCTTTACGCAAATCGTCTGGCTTTAATCCATGTCCATGATCTGGCATTTGTACCATCGCATTCATAAAGAAGTGTGGTAGCTCAAAATGTCCAAATATATATTTGACATTGAGTTCTTTTAATTTTTTATGTTCATCTTCTACAAGCCATGGAACAAATGCACAATCATCTTCAACTAACATTCCATCATTAATCATTCTAATGTTAGGATATTTGTCAACCATTGGAACACTGTGTATTTCTCGCTTTTCTCGATAATACAAATCATGGTTTCCTGTAATCATAATAACTTCATCAAATGAGTCATTTAATCGTTGTAAATTACTGGTTGTATAATTTAGTGTACTAACATTGATGCTGGCACGATTATGATGCCAATCACCTAAAAAGAGACATTTTTTAATGTTTCTTTTCTTTGCTTCTTCTATCATCCAAATGATAAATTCTTCACAATCAATGTTGTGAATTCGTGAGTTATTTTTCATACCGAAATGAATATCGGTAAAGATTACTGCTTCATCAAATAACATGTTTTAACTATGTGTCCTTGGTATCTTCTTCAGTTTCAGGGGGTTTTTCAGATTTTAAACGCTCTTCCCATTCAGCATTAAATGTACGGGTAAAGCTAGGGTTTAATCCGCCTTCTTCCAACAAATCATCTCTAATGTTCTGTCCTCTTTTTTCTAGATTGAGAACTCTAGTAAAGCTGTTGTTTATAGCGGCAGTATAATATGCAAATGGATTTTGCGACTTAACTTCGTTAAATTGTAAACCAATTTGTGTTAATTGTAACAATGCTTGTCCACGCATTTCATCTACATATGTGTAACCTCGCCAGTTACTTTTCATGCTATACCTATGGCATAACATCATATACATTCTTGCCAAACGATCATTTGTAGTACCATGTGATACACTAAAATGTCCGTTACCAAGTCCACCTTCCCAATGACTACGTGCTACTTCTTTCCATTCGTCCTTTACTTTAGCAATATGCTTAAAGGGAGGAAAGTTGCACTTAGCATGTCTGTCTGCTTCTGTCTTTGGATTAGTTTTTCTTTGCTCTTCTGGAACATGATCAAATGTCATAATCCTAATTACAATTTCTTCATCAAGTATTGTTGCGGGATCAACAACAAAATCAGCACCTCTAGGTTTGGTTTTACGCTCAAGTTCTCCACGTTCCCATTTTTTAACCTGTTCTTCATGTGCTAATTTTTGCATTCTAGATGCACGATTTTGCTTTGCCTCTGCAATATGCTCGTCAGTTATCTCCTGATCCTCTTCCAAAATTAGGTCGAAGTAGTGATATTTGTCGTCCATTACATAACAATAGCTCATTTTGCTGTTGTGTATCTCTTTTAATAACTCTTTATTAGATAGATAGTGATTTCTTGCCATAGATTAGTCCTCTGATTAAACTTAATCTAACACTATTTTGTTAACGTGTCAACCGGTATTTTTCCAGGCTAAATACCTATAGGAGAAAAGTCATGCGTATTGATGAAGTAATATTAACAGAAGCAAAAGCAAATCGAGTTATAGCAATTATGCCAGGTGGATTTCATCCGTTTCATCCTGGGCATAAGAGTCTATATGATTGGGCGTCTAAAACGTTTGGGCAAAGCAACGTATATGTTGCGGCAACATCAGACGTTAGTACGAGACCATTCCCTTTTGATATTAAAAAGCAATTAGCATCAATGGCAGGCGTTCCAGCTGAAAGATTTATACAAGTCAAATCACCATTCAACATGCGTTCTTATGCAGATATTTTAGATAGTAATACTGCACTAGTATTTGTACGCAGTGTGAAAGACAAGGGCGAAGCGCCTATGCCAGACCAAACTAAAAAGAATGGTGAGCCAGGCTACTTACGCACTTACACAGGAAAAAATACACGAACATCAGACGAGATGGGTTATATGGCATACGGTCCAACTATCAACTTTAACTTTGGTGGCATGAGTATAAAAAGCGCAAGTGAACTAAGAGCCGCATGGCCTAACATGGGTGAAGAAGAAAAATTAAAAGCTGCACAATTAATGTACGGCAATGGTGCACCAAAAGCAGTACAGCTATTGGATCAAGCACTAGGCAATGGGGGACAGGAATAAATGAGCGGTGGTATTAACACAAGCCAAAGAACCACGTTAAGAACAAAAGGTTCAAGTTTCAACTATGATGGAATATTATCTCCTCTCAATTTAGATCGAGGAGTTGTGTTCCCTTATACACCTGTGATTAACATTGGACACTCGGCAAACTTTGGACAATATGATATCACACACGGAATTTACCAGCCAAATTTTTATGTAAATACTCCTAACCCACAGATAGATATGACATGTACATTTACTGCTCAGGATATAACAGAAGCAGAACACACAGTAGCATGCTTACATTTTTTTAAAGCGGTAACAAAAGGTGATTTTGGAGAAGCATCCAGAGCCACTACAGCAGGCACACCGCCTCCAGTACTTCTCTTTAGCACATATGGTAGTGCAACAGCGCAAAACGTTCCTGTTGTTTTGCGTTCATTTAACTATACATTGCCAGATGATTTTGATTATGTTACTGTTGAGACTGCCGCAGGACCACAAACTATACCAACACAAATGATGGTTGCAATTAGTTTAATTCCACAATACGCACCGACAAAAGTTAGAAAAAACTTCAACATACAAGATTATAGAAGTGGCAGAGCTGGAGGATTTATGTAATGAAATTTAGATCAGATAGCATGTATAGGAATACAAAGGTTGTTAACAGTAAATATTTGGATATCATGGATCCAATTATTGATAATGTTGCATCTTTTCCAACTCGCTCATTAAAAATTACAGCTAAACAAGATAGGCGCCCAGATATATTAGCACATGAACTTTATGGAAACGCCAAACTATGGTGGGTATTTGCAGAGTTCAATCCAGATTCTCTGAACGATCCTATTGTAGATTTTACTGCCGGAAAAACTATCATAGTACCAACAAGGTTCTCATAAAATGGCACAAGGCGACAGACGACGACAGGCTCCAAGGAGCGTAAGAAATAATAATCCAGGAAACATCAGAAATAATCCTAACTTTACATGGCAAGGACAAACTGGCGTAGACTCTGGCGGCTTTGCTGTCTTTGATACACCAGAAAACGGCTCAAGAGCTATGGCTAGGTTATTACAAAATTACCAAGGCGATGGTACTGATGCAAACACAGTTAATAAAATTATTCATCGCTGGGCACCTCCTAACGAAAATGACACAGGGCGTTATGCACAAGAAGTAGCAGATGCGATGGGCGTTGGTGTTAATCAACCAGTTGACTTATCTAGAAATCCAGAATTACAAGCTAAAATGATGGACTATATGACTCAAAAAGAAGGTGGGGCTAGAGCGCAAAGTTATTTTGAAGATAGCCATTCTGTTGGTATTGGAATGCAAAACGGAACAGTCACGTCAGCAGAAGCAATTGCACAAGCAAACGCACAACGGGTACCAACTTCTCCTAGACCAGAAATGTCAGATGGTGACAGAGAAAGAATAGCACAAATTGATGAAGCAATAGAAAACAATTTGATTTATCAAAATGCACAAAGAGAATTAGCAGCAGACCAAGCAGCTTTTGATGAAGAGTTCGGAGCAACACATAATCCAGATGGCACTGCTAAAGTTGCAGGAGTAGATGATTTAGACTTTGGTAGACCAACTGGAGACGAAGAAGGCGATCCTTATAACTTTCAAGGTGCAGCATCATCAGTAGCAATATTAGAAGCAGAAAAGAAACAAATACAAGACAGACTTGCCGCAGAGCAAGCGGCATGGGATGAACAAAATGCTGGTGCAGGAGATGCAGACGATGAGGTTGAAGAAACCATTGGAGCAGAGGATCCTGATTTAGCAGACGAATTTACCGATCAATTTAATGCAGGTGCCGAAGACGCAATCGTGGAAGGACCTGATCCTGTTGAGCGTTCATATTCAGATGTAGTAGTTGAAAATTGGATGACTCAAAATGATCTAACAACATACAAATGGACATTTTATCTTGTTAAGTCAAATATTTGGAATCAACCAACAGTATTAGAAAATGACGACAGTGTAACTAGACAAGGTGATGCAGTTGTAATAGCTGAAAGCGGTGTTGAGACTGCCTTTGCTATTGAAAATATGTTAATGCTGAGTAAACTTGTTGGTGGTACAGGTGCAGTTGGAACATTCCAATTTGACTTGTATGAGCCATATGGATTTACATTTATGGATCGGTTAGTAAAACTACAACCAAATTTTTATGGACAAATGGGATTGCAAAGTGCATTATTTGTTCTTAAATTGGAATTTTTAGGAAGAGATCCTGACACTGGTGTAGAAGTAAAATGGCCAGGAAAGAGTTTTTTCTATCCTTGTACAATACGAGAAATGAAAGGCAATGTTGATGCTAGCGGTAGTAGATATAATATTGTGGCTTTCAATACAAAACAAAGTGCAGAAGCTAATGTTACAGTTGTAACTGATATTAAGTATACAGATGTTGGTAATGTAGAGAGTTTAGCATCCTCATTACAGACAGCATTAAATGAACATGAAAACGATATTAGGAATGGTGGTAGAGATCCTGCAGATATCCCACCAAATGCCACTGCTCAACCTATTAAGCAATGGGAAATTATATTTGCGCCAAGTGCAACAGGACAAGAGTTTAATTTACCCAAAGCCGCATTCAGTAGTACTGAAGATCAAGCTATGGCTGCAATGCTCAGTGCAAGTAATGAAGATCCAAATCTAAGAGATGGTACTGTTGGTAATAATACAAATATGAAAGTATTTTTGGAAAGATTAATAACAGCTAACGTTCCTGAGTTTGCACGTTTTGCAGCAGAGCATCGTGAACAAGGATACAGAGTTCCATATATACATGTTGACACAAACACAGTAGTTGGTGATGGTGTAGACCCAGCAACAAATAATAGACAAGCAACAGAACAATTAATTGTTGAGATTAAATGGACTTATACTAATATTAATAATGATCCGGAAATTGCCAGACAACAAGCCACAAATCCAACATTCCAAAATGGAAGATTTGATGACTTGCCAATTAGCAAAGTGTATAGATACCTGTACAGCGGAGAGAACACACAGCTAGTTAATTTTGACTTGACATTTGATACATATTTCTTTAATGTTAGAGATCCAGGACTAGCTAATACATATGCAGAACCATCTGGAGTTGTTCACCCTGGTGCAGGAGTAGTAAGTAATAATACATCAGCACCAAGAGATATTGTTAATAGTGGACCTATCGGACAAGTTAGAGTTGGTAGATTTTTAAGCGACATTAAAGTTGATCAAGATGACATGGCGATACAAATACCAAGTTATGGCTTTGCTGCTTTAGGTAGTGCAGCACAACAAGTGTCAGACATTAAAAATGGAAATGTTGATACAGTGGATGCGGTTCGTGATGCGGCACTTGTTGGCAGAGACATGGATTTTATGACTGCTAGTTTTGAAATAGTTGGCGATCCATTTTGGATGGGTGCGCCGGGTGCAGTTATAGCAGGAGATCAAGACTTGCTAATTGAATATGCAGATGCAGATACAATGATTGTTTTCATTAATTACCTAGGTAAAGAAGAAATGTATGAAGCTGGATATTCAGGCAAAGCAGATATGGATCTTGTTAGTAGCGGAGTATATAGAATTACAGATATTGAAAGTAAATTTAGTCAAGGACAATTTACACAAATCCTAAAAGGATATAAAGATACAAGAACAACACCAAGTATTGTTAAAAACAAACTGGAGAATATTGGATGAGCGGTTATAGAAACACTAACATAAACAACATGCCAGGCAGAGTACAGCAGGGCGGTAGAGATGGTGTGAATACCATTGCTGGAGTGTATCCAGCAGTTGTTGTAAAAAATAATGATAGTACGATGATGGGTAGAATTGAAGTTCGTATACCAGAATTTGGAAACCCAACATCAAAAGCAACACGTATGATATCATTAGTTTCTCCAATGGCTGGTATTAATAATTTACCAAATGTTGAAGATGATTATAAAACTGATTCGGGTACCGCTAGTAGTTACGGTATGTGGCCACAACCTCCAGCAGTTGGTACAGAAGTATTAGTAGGATTTAGTAGTAGCCGAGAGGAAGGCTTTTATTTAGGCTCGTTTATGAGCAAAGACAGAAATAGCATGATGGGCGGACATGCAAGTACTGAAGCATATGATCCAGATACTGGAGAATCAAGTTTTGGTCCAACACTAGAAAAAAACCCAAATGACGGACAGGACTCAACTACTAGACCTATGAATAGCTTTAATGATGCAAAGTTAAAGCAACAAGGACTTGCAGGAGATCTTGTACGTGGACACAGTCAAAGTACAGCTAGAAGAGAATCTCCAAGTAAAGTTTTTGGTATGACTACAGCAGGCGGACATGTATTAACAATGGATGATGGCGCCGCTGATGGTAGCGGAAGTCAAAATATTAGAATCAAGACTATGAGCGGAGCTCAGATACTAATGGATGATACTAATGATTTTATTTTTGTTTCCAATAGCACAGGCAGTGCATATATTGAAATTGACAGTGAAGGAAATATTGACATGTATAGTGCTAAAAATGTAAGTGTACATGCAGAAGAAGATATAAACTTCCACTCAAAACAAAATATTAACATGCAAGCAGACCAAGGAGTTAATATCAAAAGCACAGGTGCAGAAGGTATAAAAATGGAAGCAAGTGTTGGCGGCATACACCAAACAGCCAAAGATATATGGTCAGTAAAAGGACTTACATCAAACATCACAAGTAACCATCACAAAGAGACAGCAAGTAGGATTGACATGAATGGTCCTACAGCAACTATACCTACTGAAATTACAATGCAAAGTCAAGTAGCAAATAGAAATATCTTAGAGAGTGCAGCTAGTCGTGTTCCAGAACATCATCCTTGGCAAGGTGTAACTGCGGTACAAGAAAGATTTAAAACAGGTGAAGGAAATATTACATAATGGCTGACATTACTTTACCAAATAAACTTACCGATAAAGACTTAGTTGAATTTGAATTATTTACAGTAAAAAATTCAGAATACGTAAACAATCAGATCCCATTAAAAAATTTAGAGGCTAGTGAAGAATTATTAAACTTTATGCTTCGTCAAACACAGTGGCGAGGATACAGTTATGTGGTTCCTGGAACCACTACTACTCTTATTGGATACGGCACTAGTGAAAATTTAAATTCAATATCTGGATTAACAGAAAGCCAAGCATATAGTGATTGGATTTCTAAAGTAAAAAATAGTGAAAAAAAATTAAAAAGACAATTCCCTCTTGACAAACTAACACAATCACAGTATGATGGACTAGTGAGTTTATTCCACACTACTGGTAGTTTCACGAGTGTTGGCTCTGATGTTAGGAAGTTCCAAATTGGTAATTATATCAAACAAGAGGAATGGAATTATGTTGCCACTGCACTAATTAATAGTGGTACTAACAGAGCAAGGCGCCAAGCAGAAGCTAAGATTATTATGCTAGGCGACTATGGAATTTACAAAGATAGAAGTCTAATGAAAGAGGCAGGCATACAGGATATTAGACAACAATATCCAGACGGCTTTGCAACAACAGTATCTAAAAAACAAGCAGAAGTGGTATACTATGCTGAAACAGGATTGTTCCTACCACAATTAACTATGTCTAGAATGAGAGAATTAGTTAAGTTAAATAGCTAAACTAAAAGAAGGAACACCATGTTTTGCCCAGTGTCTTATTATTAAATGCAGATGCTCAACCACTAAGTTACATGCCTTTGAGCACCATTAGCTGGCAGTCAGCAGTAAAGGCAATATTCCAACAAAAAGCCAAAGTACTTGCAAACTACGAAAATAAATTTTTACGTAGCGCAAACTTTTCTATGCCACAGCCAAGCATTGTTATGCTACATGCATATCACAAGCATCCAACCAAAGCAAAATTTACAAGACGTAACTTGTATATTAGAGATAACTTCCAATGTCAGTATTGTGGAGACAAATTCCATTACGGCGATTTGACTATAGATCATGTTATACCTAAATCACGAGGCGGCAAGTTAACCTGGGAAAATAGTACCTCTGCATGTATGCCATGTAATGTTGCTAAAGGTAAACGTATGATTAATCCATTATCAAAACCTCACAAGCCAACTTGGCATGAAATTAACAATGCAGCAAGGAATTATAAGCTATCAATTCCAGATCCAGCTTGGCAGGACTACATTAACTGGCCAGAAGAGCTTTTATCTATAAATTTGCTTCCTGAATACACTTAAAGAAAAAACGTTGATTTTTCTAGATAAATATCTTTATGGACAAGATAATTGGATATACAACAGTAGATCAACTTAGAAGCGCAAAATACCTAACTGATATTGATCTGGCAAAGCAGGATCTAAAGAATCACTTTGGTATTCGTAAAGGTGAGAAGTGGACAAACCCAGAGTTTGGTAGCGACTTGCCTTTATATGTATTTGAACCACTAGACGATTCTACACTTGACTTAATTAACGATGATGTTAATCAAGTAGTAAGCTACGATCCTAGATTTGAACTAGCATCACAGCAAGCAATAGTAAATCGCGATCAACATACTGTTACAGTATTAGTTAAATTAATATACTTACCTACTACTACGCCAACTGATCTTGTACTTAAATTCGATGACGAATTTGGTGAAACAGTAGAGTTTTAACAATGGCACAAAAAATTAGACAAGCAAAATTATTCGCGGCTGAGGATTATACTACTGTATATGAATCATATGTACAGGCGGATTTAAAATCGTACGATTACGATACCATACGAACTGGTATGGTTGAATATATCAGAACAAATTATCCAGAAAATTATAACGATTGGGTTGAGAGTAGCGAATTTGTCGCACTACTTGATTTGATTGCACAGTTTGGACATAACTTAGCGTTCCGTGTAGACTTAAACAGTCGTAACAATTTCTTATCTACTGCAACCAAACAAGAGAGTGTCTTAAAGTTAGCTGACTTTTTAGCATACCAACCAAAACGAAATGTGCCAGCATTTGGTTTGCTAAAACTCGTAAGTGTAAAAACTAACGAAGCAGTTATTGGTAGTGATGGTTCGAGCTTAGGCGGTAAAGAAATCCGTTTTGAGAACACCAGCTCTCCTGATAACATTGATGACTTTACGGCTGTTATTAACAGTGTGTTTAATAAAAGTAATCCTTTTGGTAGCCCACAAAAACAGTCAATTATTGACGGCGTAATGACAGACTTTTATGCACTAAACAACACAAATGATCAGGTATACTTTTCATTTAGTGGTGCAGTTCAAGGCATTTCAAGCTCGTTCAACGCAGTTAGTGTTACAATAGAAAATGGACAGCTTGCAGAAAATTCACCAAATCCAAACGGATCATTTAACGTTGCATATAGAAATGATAACCTAGGTATCACAAGTAACAATACCGGGTTCTTTATGGGCTTTAAACAAGGACAATTACAATTTAAAGACTTTGAAATTACAGACACTATTAGTAGTCAGTCTTTAGATGTTAATATTTCAAATATTAACGAAAGTGATGTTTGGGTACAAACGGTTACCAGTGATGGCGAAGTTCTTAAAAACTGGACTAAGGTAGATAAAAATGTTATCTACAATACAGTACCTTCAGGTGTACGTGATGTGTTTGCAGTTAAAACAAGAGCTACTAATCAAATTAGTATTATGTTTGCAGATGCTGCTTTTGGTAATGTACCTTCAGGTATTATACGTGTTTGGTATCGTACAAGTGCCAATGACACTTATGTACTACGTCCAGATGACATTACCAACAAAAAATTTAGTATACAGTATACAGGTGCTGATGGCAACCCATACACAGTTGTTTTTGAAGGACAGCTTAGACAAAGTGTATTAAACGCAAGTCGTAGCGAAACTGTTTCTGAGATAAAAGAAAACGCTCCTCGCACCTTTGCATCACAAAATCGTATGATTACAGCAGACGATTATAACAGTTTACTGGCAACACAAAGTACATCAATTAAGAAAATTAAAAGTATAAACCGCACACACAGCGGACACAGCCGTTATTTAGATATTAAAGATCCAACAGGTGCATACAGTAACTTACATCTTTATTCATTAGACGGTGTTCTTACTAGAGAACAAATTACAAAAGAAAAAACAAGTGCTTCTAGAACACCAAGTAGTGTGTTTAGTAACTATATTGTTCCTATGTTAAATGATGATGAAGTAATTAACTTGTATTATGATTTACACAGAAATCAATTCAATGCACTAAAAACAACCGATGCTGCATTTAACACACTAACATGGCAGGCGGCGAATGGTATTGAAGGCACAAGTGGTTACCTTACAGATGCATCTAACAATATTGCTAGAACAGGATTAGTAAGTTCAATTTATTCAAAATATATTAGAGATGGTGCTTTAGTAAAATTTACAAAAAATAGTAAAACAGTATGGACAAAAGTATCAAGCATCTATAATAATGGATTAGGTGTTGACGATACAAGTGGTGCACCTACTGGGCTACGTGCAAATGGCGACGGTGCTATTATTACAGACAGTGTTATTCCTAATGGATCGTCTGTAGAAATTATTTACCCTGCAATTAATAGAACATTTACAAGTGAAGAACGTTTTGCTATTAATACATTCTTAACTGCAAAAACTGACTTTGCTCTTACATATGATTTTATTAACGGCGGATGGAATATATTAGAAACACCGACAGCAAAAACATCGGCGTTTGATATTATATCTTTCTTTAGTACACCAAATAATAATTGGATTTTACATGTAGATTTTGACACACTAGTAAATTATGGAAAATATAATATTACTACTCGTGTTTCAAGATTTGTCTTAGAAAGTCAATTAATTGAGTTTAGTAATATTAATAATCAAGAAAAATTAGAAGAAGAAAGTAAAAAAGCAAGTCGAGATCAAATTGAAATTATTGACTTAGGTGCTGGTACTACTGGTAACTTCTATGTTTATGGATACACATTCCAAGGACTAAACGGGCAGCAAGCTGGCGTTTATAATCCTAATCGTGTTATATTATCACTAAAAGATAAAAATAAAGATGGACGTCCAGACGATCCAGATGCAGTATATAATATTTTAGGAAACAGTTCAAGTTTAGTTGATTTAAGAATTGAATGGAAACATATTCCAGATAAGAATGAAATTATTGATCCTAGCTTCAGTAATATTATTGACACATTTGTATTAACAACATCTTATGACAGCAATTATAGAAATTGGTTAAAAAATAACGACAAAACATTAGAGAGTGAACCTAACCCACCAACAATGGACATGTTAAATTCACAGTTTGGTCAGTTTATGGATAAAAAAGCAATGAGTGATACTATCATTTATCGCCCAGTAAAATATAAAGTTTTATTTGGTCCAGAAGCAGAATCAGAACTACAAGCAAAATTTAGAGTTGTTAAATTACCAAACACAAGTTTAACAGACAACGAAATTAAAAGTAAATTAGTAGATGCAATTACTGAATTCTTCCATATTGATAATTGGGATTTTGGTGAAGAGTTCTTCTTTACAGAATTAGCAGCACACGTACACCAATCATTAGCTGGTGTAGTTAGTAGCTTTGTAATTGTACCTATGAGTTCAGACAGTGTATTTGGAGATTTATTCCAGATAACACCACAGACAGACGAAATTTTTATTCCAGATGTGAGTATTTCAGATATAGATATCATTACAGATGCAACACAAGCAACAACGGTTTAAGGTAAAAAAATGAGCAAGTATAAAAGTAATAAGCCAACTACACCAGGTAGGAAAAAACGTGCAGGTAGCTATAAGGGTACTGAAATTAAAAGTAGTGACTTTTTACCAAGTGTTTTCCAAACTAACGTAAATAAATCATGGCTTAATGCAACCTTTGATCAAATGATTAGTAAATCAGATCTTAAAGATATTGATGAGCTAGTTGGTACAAGGGATGGCAGATACTTTGATAAAAATGACATTTATATGACAACATCTGAACATGATGTACGTGGTGTAAAGCAATTTGAACCAGCAATTGTAAGTAGAGACAAATCAAAAAATCTAACTAACCTTATAGGCATAGACGATATTTCAAACTCTATAAATGTTGATTTTGATCAATATAATTATAATGCCGCTTACCAAACTCGTGCTTCAACATTCTTACCACCGATTGATGTTGATAAATTTATTAACTATGGACAATATTATTGGATAGAAAACTTACCAGTATATGAAAGTTTTAATACAAATATCACATATACAAACGTTGTAAGTGAAATTAATGGTGAGATTGAATATACATTCAAAGACGATGAGAATGAGTTCCCGTTAATGGATGGTATGATTATAGAATTTACCGCAGGTTATGGACAATGGGATGGCTGGCAGTTCTTAGTAACTGGTGTTGGTGATTTTATTAAATTAAGACCATATAGATCTAACACAGGAAAAAATGAATGGAACGCACTTACATCTTACAATGGTGCAATACGAGGATACTGGGACAAGGGTGATGTTAAGCTATATGAGCGAGGTGCTATTTCTCAAGACTTATGGGATTATATTAAAGACCACAATGCAAATAAAACATTACCATTATTAAAACTTAGAGATACTGGATTAGTTAAAAAAATAAATCCTGATGGCACATCTGTAAATGGTGTAGACACATATATTAGCGGCAGAGTAATTGCTCGCTTTGATGAAGATTGGAACTTTCAAAACAGCACAGGATCATATCCTTTTGCTAAAAACTTCCAGCCTTCTAATTTAGATGAATATAAAGTGTTTATTATTGATACAGACACAGATGGTGATATTGAAGTTACATGTATTATTGACGCAAGGCTAACTTCTAATAATGAAATAGAACAATTTATTCCAAGCAACATTAATAAAGAGTTTGCAATGATTGCAGAGAATTTAGAAAACTATGACATCATTGGTTGGGACAACGACTTTAAACTTAATTCTGAAAAAGATTATATTGTTATTGACAGAGCAGACCCAATTGCAAGTGCATGGAGTCGTGTTAATATGTGGATACACAAAGAAGCATTATTCACTATTGCAGCAATGACAAATACATCAGACCAATATCTACTAAACAGAAAAGATTTTCAAGCCAAACGTCCTATTATTGAATTTAATAAAAACATGTGGCTAACAAATCACGGCTATAGTGAATACAAATATGACTTTGTATGGCAGGGTAATATTGATTTTATTATGTTAAGTAAAACAGTCGCAGAGACAGAACTTTCTGTAGGAACAACATTTGTTGTGGTTGGTGACGATAAAGTTTATGAAGTAACTGCAACAGGTAGTCAAGTAAATGCCACACTTACAGCTGGTGACACAATGTTTATTATGTCAGGCGGCATACAGTCGCTTGTTGACAAATATCAATACCAAGACGTATGGTTCACTGAAGATGGTGAATTTATGGTTGCGCAAAAAAAGAAGCGTGTAAACTTTGCACCTTACTTTAAGTTGTATGATGAAGATCAAACTTTATTATCAGACACAAACAAATACCCTAACAGTACTGATAGAGGAAGTAAAATATTTGGATACAAACCTGGTACAGGTAAAAAGGATCCAGAGTTAAATTTTGCATTAACATATCAAGATACTGGATTTAAGGCAGAGATTGTATTTGAGAATTTTTTAGATAATACAGAAGTTACATACAGCAAAACATTATCTTCAGGAAGCCAATTGGCTGTACAAAGTAATATACCTGGATACTATTATTACAAACAAGGCATACATTATAAGTCAAATTATCAGACAAGTTATAAGCCTATTGGATCTTTAACTGATTACCAAGTTGTTGTTAGTGACCCAAGTGTTGCATTAGAAATTCCAGTAGGTAGTGACTCATGGGAAACAAATAAAGAATTCTTATTTTATGAAGCAGACGATTGTTTTGCAGTACGTGAGCTTTATATGAAAGGTATATATCATGATTATGGATACCTAAAGCCACAGCTTATTATGCAACGAAATAAAAAATATGAATTCCATGATCTAGTTGGCGATTTAGAAATATATGATAAAGATTATAATGTTGAAACAAACTACACAACAATTAGTTTAACAGCACCATATACATATGACATTGAGTTTGACTCAAACGCAAATGATTATTATTACTATGGTTGTCCTCATTTAGGCACTGGAAGAATTATTGTTGTTGATGATATTAATCAAGTATATCATAAACTTTATATTGATGGTAAATTTGTACCATGCAGTAAGTATACCATTACAAACAACCAAATTATTGTGCCAAGCACATTATTAGAAACTGATAGTGTAGTTGATGTACAATATTATACAAGTGAACTTCGTTACACATTGGATACTGAAATTCCAGAAGTACACAAGCACAATGCTACAAACGAAACTATTGATACTTTTACATTCAGTGAAACATTGGATCACTGGAAAAGCATTATTGAAAGTGCAGTAGAGTTTGACGGGCAAGGCGATGGTAATAATAACTCACACCGCAAGTTCAGTGTACAAACAAATGGCGGTACAATATTTAGACATGATGATATTAGTGTAATGCAAGACATTACATTAAGTGAAGATTCATTAAATGTATCAGCTGGGCTAGTTGAACAAGGTAGAGAATGGGATAACTTTAAACAAAGATTTATTGCTCAAGTTAAAAAATTATATAAACAACAAAGTTGGTCAAGCGTTAAAGACATTGTAAACCAAGCGGTTGATAATATCACAGTTACACGCAAAGGCACATTACTGCATGCAGATAGTAATATGATATACACTGGAGAAGAAAACTTTGATCGTATCGAACTTACAGGTAACAACCAAACTTTTACAACCAAATTTACATTTAACTCGGATAGAACTAAACAAGATCATTATTACATATATCTAACAGATGATAAAAATGGTCTAGGATATATGACTACTCGAATTTTACATAAAGATTCAGACTACACAGTTAACGGAAGTGAAATTACTTTACTAGTAAATGCAATAGAAATACCAAGCCAACTTCCATACGTAACAGTTTACTATCACGAAATGGACAAAGTAAGTCACGTACCTGCAAGTATGACAAAACTTGGATTAGAATTTCCAAGATTTATCCATATTGACAACGGCAAGTTTGTAGGACATGATGGTGCAATGATGCAAGTAGGTAATCAAAACTTTGACTTGTATAATATGAATAGCCAAACTTTTGATCCAGTAGTTGCATGTTTATGGGATCTTGAAACAAGAATTTATAATAACCTTGCTGAAACAGAACATTATATTTCAGCAAACAAATACTTACCAAGTCAACACAGAGACACCTGGTATACACTAAACGATGTTAATAACTCTATGGAAAAATATTTCCGTAAATGGATGAACAAGAATAATATCTGGAATATTGATAAAGAAGATGAATATGATCCTGCAAATTCAAATACTTGGAATTATAATTCAATGGACTTGCATGGACACATGGAGCACCTTACAGGAAATAAACTGCCAGGATCGTGGCAAGGAAATTACATCATCTTATTCGGTACAGAGCGTCCAGATTGTATGCCTTGGATAATACTAGGCTTTGCTTGGAAGCCAGCTTGGTGGGATGACCATTATAGTTGGACTGATCCAATCAAACGTGCTAGCTTAATAGAAGCACTAAGAACTGGACAACAAAAAATGATCTGGCATAACTTAGGTGTGTCAGAACAAAGTGTAGCACATGCTCGTTATTATTGGGATTGGGACAATCATTGTCCAGTTAAAACAGACGGCACATTAGAGGATCCAGAAGTTGTACTAGGTACACCAGATCCTATTGATGCCGCAGTACCATTTGAGTGGGGAGACTATGGTTACATCGAAAGACGTTGGAGACATAGTGGTGAAGGTATTGGCGCATTAGTTGGTTCAATTGTTAAACTAAACAGAACAAAGGCGTGGACAGACTTCTTCCAACCAGGGTTTATTGTAGACAAACACAGCTTAGTGAACAACAAAAGAATATCTCCTAGTGCATTACATTACCATGGCGGATTATATGGAGAGACAGTTAAGTCTATTAACGTAATTGATAGCTCAACAGGGTTAGGTACAAATAGCACAGTAGATATCATATCACCTGCAAGTTCATTAGGCGCATCAGCAATAGCAAATGTTAATGCTTCTGGAGAACTTACACATGTTTCATTAACAACCAGAGGTAATAACTTTGATCAGGATGCAGCCAAACATGTTGAGAATGTTGGCGGGCAAACGTTTAGTTATGCAAATGTTGATATGGTAAAGCAAGTTATACCTTTCCATGCTAATGGTATTAATGTAACACAATTAAATAAAATTAAAAGAAATAATGAGAGCATTGACTTAGAGCAACTATACAAAAGTATAGACACACAGTTGCTAATTAAAATGGGCGGCTTTACTGATAAGTCATTATTAAACATTCAAACTGAGAGTGGTATAAGCGGCGCATTTAAAATTAATGACAATGATTATGAGATTGTATTACTTGAAGGTAAACCAACAAGAGTAGATGTAGCAAGCCAAATTTACATTGAAAAATTAAGTCAAGGTTTCCGTATAAAAGGTATCAGTAACGCACAACAGCGTTTTACTTTTAATGAGCCACTTATACAAGGTGCTAATGCATACAAAAATCTAAAGCTAGATAACAACGGTGTAGTTAGACAATATACCAAGCACAGTGCAAAAGAAAGTTATATTGAATATGGTGCAGTACTTTCAAGAGTACAAGACACATATAATTTTATTAGAGGCTATGATCACTATTTAAAATCAAGAGGTGTACTAGCAACAAACGATATTGGTAGCTCTGCATTTGGCTTTGCAAATTGGACAACACATGCACAGATTGGCGAAGTATATATTATTGACATCGGTTCAGGTGTTGGTTACCAATCAGACCATGGACACATTTTAGAATTTGGTGCTGCTCCAGAACATCAAAACGAATTATTAGACCCGCAAGGTAAAAAGATTGAAGCTGACGATTTAAGAGTAGTTAGAACTGAAAACCAACTTAGAGCGATTACAGCTGATGGCAGTTTAATAGGCTCAGCAGGATTTTCAGAAGTAGATTACGAACATGGATTGTTACTGTCAAATAAAACACAGTTTAACAGTACTATTTTTGATGACATTTCAAATGTTAGACATCAACGCTTACACATTAAAGGCAAGCGTACAGATGGCTGGAAAGGTCATAAATCTGCAAAAGGATATATCGTAAAATCAAATGGAATTAATCCAAACTTTGATTCTAGTGTTAACCAAATAGACTACTATTATAAAACAGATATTAAAATTGACAATAGCGACATTAGTAAAATGGAAAAACTTACTAACGGAAATATTGATAGGGACTGGAGCAAAGGATTTAATTTAAGCGACAATGTATTAAGTAACTTCTATCGCGAAATGATTAAAGACAGAGGTACTACTGGTATTGCAACAAAGCTGAATCGTAGTACATTAATTAATTTAGGAAACAGTAACCTTACTACCAAAGAAGAATGGATGTTTAGAAATGGTTACATGGGTGATCCAACAAGAAGAAAAACAACAGAGATTGAATTAAAAAGATCTAACAATGCAAGTGACATTAGACTGATTGACTTCTTTAATGATTCACCAGTTTATGTAAACAATGAGATACAAGTAGACTTTCCAAAAGTTACAATGGAAAAACAATACCCAATGTTTGCGGGTGATTGTCTAGAAACAGAAGTTGATTACGTAGTACCAAAACTTCCTGATTTAGATACACTATATGATTCATTAGCAGACTATGCTAACATTCCAACATGGAATGGTACTACTAGTTACAAACGTGGCGACAGAGTTAGACGTAACGGTATGTTACTAAAATGTAATACTAACTTTATTGGATATACAAGTGAAGTTTCAAACAATGACCAGACAGGTAGTGTAAGTAACCCAACATTTAGCTTCCGTCAAAGTGGAACACCTAGTGCAGTTATTGATGGTGTAAGTGTTTACTTCAATAAAACTACAACATTGTATAGTGCAATTGCTGTAACTGGATCAAATCAATCAGTACAAAGTCCTAAAACATTAAACATTGACAATACATCAGTTAGCTTAGTAGTAACATCACAACAACAAATTATTGATACAACACAACCGTTTTCAGGTAACCCACATGTAAATTCAAATGCGTTAGGTACTGGTACAGTTATCGTTGACAATTATGGAAAAACTTTAGAGATTGAAGGCACAACAATTAACCTTTGGGATCCAGCAGATGA